GGTTACAAAAATCTTTTTTCAAGTTTATGCGCAGCTTAAAAATTAAAGTGCGCCGGCGGATTAAACGCCGCCTCACGATCAATGCGCTCTCGACGAAACTGGGAATTCATCGCAACGCGATTCATCGAAAATTATTTGCTGCGGGCTTGTTGCCGCCCGAAAAGTTTGAACCGGCGAAGGTACTCGAAGCGTTGAAGCCGGAGGAGAATGCACAGACCGTACGCGACAAAAAGATTTTCGAGGAATGGCGCAAGTTAAAAATCCTGAATGACTTCAAGGAAGCAAAGCTGGTGTCGGTGGAGCGTGTGATTACGCGGGACGCGGCGATGATTGCGAGCGTGCGGACGCTGCTGCAACAAAAATTGCAGAACGAATATCCCGTGATGGCCGCCGGGCAGGACGCGCCGCACATCCGCGAAATTGGGCGCAAGCTGGAAGACCAGTTGCTTGTTGAATTCAGCCGGCTGGCGGAGCATTGGACAATGTGAGCATCAAGGAACACTGGCGGCGCGGCTTCGCGGCGAAGGACAGGCGGGCGATTCACGAATGGGCGCAGGACAATTTTGTTTGCCTGCCGCCGTTGACGCGCCAGGGGAGGTTTGACGCCGCGCGCTCGCGCCATTTCATTGACATCTTCGCGGCATTGCAGGATGACGCGGTACGCGCGGTGAACATTCTTAAACCGACAGGAAGCGGCGGGACGCTCATCACGGATATTTTTCTGGCCTGGACGATTGCGAACGATCCGGGACCGTTCATGTATGCGTTCAACTCGGACAAGATTGCGGATGAGCACGCCGAGGCGCGGCTGATGCCGGCATTGGAATTCTGTCACCCTGTCAGGGAGTTGCTCCCCTACGGTGAGGAGCGTTACAAGAAACGCAAAAGCGAAATCATCTTTCGCAACCGGATGGCGCTCTACGTGATCGGGCCGAGTTGGACGCACTTCCAAAACAAACGCATCCGCTACCTTGTGCTTGATGAGATTTGGGATTACAAACGCGGCACGATAGGCGAAGCCAAGGGACGATTGGCCGATTACCTCGAAATGCAAATCAGCAAATTGGTTTGTTGTTCACAAGGGGGCCAGGCTGGCGATGACTGGCACGAACAGTTCAACAGCGGCGAGGTGTTCGAGTGGTTGATCCAGTGTCAGAGTTGCGGGCACTTCATGCAGCCGCGCTGGTCGGCGCGGCGAAGTGACCGGACCAAATGGGGAATGGTCTGGGAGGATTGCCGCACGAAGGATGGTTATTGGGACATTCGCGCGGCAATAAAGACGGTTCGCTTCGAGTGCGAACGCTGCGGGTTCAAGCACCTTGAGAGCGCGGCGTTGAAGGATGCGTGGAACGCGACTGGAAAATATGTCCGCACACAGGAAGGTGATCCGCGTGTGCGGTCGTTTCATTTCACGAGCATCCCGTTTAATTCATGGACCAACGCCTTGAGCGTATATCTCGCGGCGCGAAACATGGACAGGCAGGGCATCGTCATTCAAACGGTCCAGTTTTTTCAGAAGCACATGGCCGAGTTTTACGATCCGGAGAAAACGGCGGACTTTGAATTGATTGCACCCAAGGAAGCGACGAGCGACGGGGAAAAGTTTTGGGAACACCAGGACTTTATTTTCCTTGGGGTTGACGTGCAGCAGGATTGTTTATGGGCGCTGGTCGCGGCTTACGGCAAAACTGGCGACGTGATGATATTGTGGGCGGACAAACTTCACACTTGGGAGGACGTGGCGAGGAAACAGGCGGAATTCAAGGTGCAACCGCGCTGCGTATTCGTGGACGCGCGGCACAGGCAGCAGGAGGTTTACACTCAGTGCACGCTTCACGGCCAGGCGATACTGACGGCTGCCGGGAATGTCTGGTACTGCTGGAACGCGATCAAAGGAAGTGACCGCACGGAATTTATTTTCACGCACAAGAGCGGGCCGCGAAAAGGAATGAAGGAACGGCTTCCCTATCTGCTCACGCCGGGAGGATGCAATCCGTGTCTTTACATGCAGCACGACGACCCGCTCAAGCCGGTGCTGGTGGGGAAACGGTGCAGGCAATATTACTGGTCGAATCCGTGGCTCTTTGACGTGATGGCCGATTATCGGAAAAGGTTCAGCGAAGGGCGCGGGGCGTTTGTCGCGCCTGCCGTGAGCGAGCATTTTTCAAATCACTTGTCGGCGTTGAAGAAGGTTGAGGAGAAGGATGGCTACGGCATGACAAAATGGAAATGGGACAATGGCCAGCGCCCGGACCATCTCGCGGACTGTTTCTGTTTCACCATTACCGCCGCCTTCATCGTGCGCGCAATCGGTAGTGTTTCCGCCGATGCCCCCGGCGCGTAGTTTCGCGCTGCCGAGTTCGATAGGATTCGCTTCGCATCGCTCCGTTTTTAATTCCGCCGAATTCATCGCGGAACTGGGACACAATAAGATTCAGCCAGGATTTTGAGAAGTGATTCTTGCGCGCAAGCTCGGCAATCGAGATTCCATTCAGCAAATCGGGCCGCACAACAGCGAGCATGGCCAGCACGCGCCGGCCAAGAATTGAGACGGACAACAAGCGCGTGTTATGTTTTGGCGGGCGAGCGAGCCATAGGATCAATTTTTCCAGCGCCAGGAGTGTTTGGATTTGAGGAATGTAATCAGCCTCTTTTTCATCATAACACGACGGCATCGTGACGGGGATGGAATGTCCATCCTCGGCAAAAGCAATGTGGCCATGAATGCCGGTGCGCAGCATTCTCAATGATTGCAACGGCAAGACATATGAATCAAGTCAAACTTGACTAATCGTATTTTATGAATGGCACGATTGAATTTTCCAACTCGCTCGATTCAATGGCTTACGGAACAATTGCAGAACGTTGAAGCCGAGGAAGCTGCCGGCAAAAGCATCATCGAAGCGGGCCAGGGTGACAGCAGCGCGCGCAAGCAAGTGCTCGCCAGTCTGGAGGAGCGCAAGCGCAAGATTCTGCATGATCTCATCATCCTTGATCCCGACACCTATCCGCCGGAAGAGTATCTGCCCATCCGGCGAACGCGGATCAATTTCTCCTAACCTATGGCCGTACCAGCCTACCGCATTATTGACCGGAGATCGAGCCAGGGATATTCTAACAATCAACTATTCCAGGCCGCCCTCCAGACCAGCGACCGGGCGCGGGTCTCGCTCGCGGACTTCGACACGCACCGGAACATTTCCAATTCTGGGCGTCGGCTGCTGATGACGCTGGGTCGTTATCTGTTCAGTAATTGTTCGCCCGTTCGCGGTGCCATCCTCGAAATGGCCAACTACGCCGCCGGACAATTCATTCCGCAATATGTGGGTAGAAATTCTGCCTGGGGCCGCCTCGCCGAGCAATGGCTGATGGAGCATGATAAGATTTGCGATGTGCGCGGCCCGCCGTTCACGATGGATGTTTGGAAACGCTCGCTGGTCATTTCCGCTTTGCGCGATGGCGACAAGGGCACCTTGTTAACGGAAAATGCCGAGGGCTATCCGATGATTCAAAGCATACCGGGGCACCGCATTGGCTGGCGCTTGAACGAAACGCAAACGGAAGGCGGCCCATATGATGGGTCGCGGATGATTGACGGCGTTATTATGGACGATTACGGCCGTCCGCTGGCCTATCGGATTTATGGCGACAACAACTTCGCGCTCGAAAATGTGCGCGACATATCCGCCAATGACATGCTCCTGACCTACCTGCCCGACTGGGACGACCAGGCCCGCGGTATTTCCATCCTGGCCGCAAGCGTGTTTGACTGGCAGGATGTGAATGAATCGCGCCGATTTGAATTGCTCGCCCAGAAACTCGGCTCAATGATTGGGTTGATCGAGGAGAACGAAACGGGCGAGGCGGACGATAACGGTGGATTGATTCCGCCACGATTGCCGGAGGAATTGCCGGCCATTCGTGAGGAAAAGATTTCCGGCGGTCTGGAGGTGCGTTACTTCAAGGCCAATTCCGGGCAGGGATTGAAGCCGCTTCAAAACGACCGCCCGACTTCCAACCAGAAATCATTCAAGGATGATGTGATCCGTGAAGCGTTGAACGGCATGGGTTGGTCGCCGGACTTCTCCCTTGACCCGACGAAGATTGGCGGCGCACCAATGCGCGTGGTGGTATCCAAGATAAATTCTACGATTAGCATCCTGCAACGCTTCCTCATGCTACCGGCCTGCCGCCGCGTGGATGGCTGGCGTATCAGCAAAGCTATCAAACTCGGCCTGCTCCCTGACGACCCGGATTGGTTCAAGTGGAAATATCAGGGACCGGCGAAGATCACGGCGGACGAAAAATATCAAAGCAGCGTTTC